TTAGAGATAGATGTTGGGGGAGGCCCGGCGGCTGCGCGCGGCCGGGGCGGAAAAGACCTGAGACAGCGGCGCGCCGGCCAAGTAGTTCTCGATAGGGCCAGACAGCGTGTGCAGCCGATTTTGCAGCACGGTGGGGCTGACCCCGAAACGGGGGGCCAGCGACAGAGCCAGCGCGGCCGGATCTTGCCGGTAGGCGGCTTTTTGCCGGCGCACCAGCGGCAGCAGCTGCTGGTAGGGGACCAGCAGCTGGGCGGCGCCCTGATTGGCCTGCCACTCGTCGTTTTCGGTGCGGGCGCTGGCCGGGCGGCCGGCATGCAGAGAGAAGTGCACCAGCTCGTGGGCCAGCGAAAAGCGCTGGGAGGCCGGCGGCTGGGAGGCGTTGACGATGATACACTGCCCCTCTAAGAGCAGAGCGCCGAGCTTTTTGCTGTCGAACCGGTGAAAGTGCACCGGGCAGATGGCACCGGCGGTGATGAGCAGGTCGCCGGGCGGGAGACAGCGCTGCAGCTCGCGCAGCTGCCGGTACAGGGCAGGCAGCGACCTACCGCTCATCTTCGCGTTTGCGGCGGGCGATCTTCTGCGCCATGGAGGTGAGAAAAGCCACGTCGTCCTCGGAGAGGTCGAGCTCTTGCAGGGTGGTCTTGAGCTGGTAGTAGGTGTCGGACTCCTTTTCCTCCCACCCCATGAGGTAGCCGGGAGAGACCTGCAGCGCTTTGGCCAGTGCGTCGACCTTATCCAGCCCGACGCTGCGGGTGGCCTCGGTCTCGTAGCGGTAGACGGTGCTTTTGGCGACACCGATCTGGCGGGCCACGTCTTCCAGCGACATGTGCAGCTCGAGCCGGCGCTGTTTGATCTTCTCCCCGATGTTTTGCGGCGTGTTGCTATTCATAGCGGGTCCTGCCTTTCTGCGCGGATTTCTATATGTGATATCAGTATACCACGACAATTTTATTTAAGCAACGAATTTTTAAAATATTTTGCAAAAACGTTGACAAAATGAAACGATAGTGTTAGACTGGGTTGCAACAAGTGAACGTTTGTTTTTGTTGAGACAGTGAGTGGACGGATCAGGGTCCGGAGGGGAAAAACAGGCAGCAGACCGGCAGAGTAAGCGGATCTGGCGGCCATTTGTTGGCCGGGGATCGTCGCCGGGCGGGCGAAAGGTCTGCTTTTGGTTTAAAAGATACAGGTTTTGAGACCGAGTTCAGGACAGGCTTTATGCTGGAGAGCAGACAGAGGGGAGAAGAGACCGGAGGACGCACCGAAGCGGGACGGAGGATATGTACTCTTTTTTTACATCTATCGTTTTGAAAACGAAACGTTTGTGGTGTGTGGTGTGGGAGAGATGGCGGAGCAGTGCGCAGTTATCATGCACTGTGTGCTGTGTGCTGTGTGCTGTGTGCTGTATACAGTATACAGTGCGCAATGGGCAGCGAGGGGAGAAAGTGGTTTGCGGCGTTGAGGTAGGGACGGCGGATGTGCCTACTGTGGCGGGGGGCAGGCGGCCGCCGGCGGCTGACGGATGTGTGGTTTTGTAAAGGCGGACAAGACGCTTTAGACAGGCGGCCAGACAAGGTGGTGTACAGCGGGGTAGAGGTGGCAGCCGACAGCCGGCAGTGCCGGAATGGGGACAGCAGGGGGGAACAGAGGAGATGGTAACGCTTGGCGTTTGAGAGATCGGGTGGACCTTTTGGGGGCGGGAAGTGAGACATTCTGATAGGGGAGCGGGTATGAAGTAGCTTAGCTGGTGCGGCGTGGCTTGGTAGGGTTTGGCCTGGTGTAGTACGACTCGGTGTGGTGCGGCTTGGCATGTGGGGGAATGGGGGACTGACGTGAGGGCTAGGTGGGGAATGTAGTTGGAGACGGGGACAAATGAGTGTTTGTGGTGCTGGGATGCTGGGTAGCTTTTGGGGAATTGCGGTGGACGGTGGGCGTGGTGCGGCTTGGTATGTGGGGGAACGGGGGACTGGTGCTGAGGTTGGATGGGGAATGTAGTTGGAGATGAGGGCAGATGAGTGTTTGTGGAACTGGGGAGTTGGGCGGTATTTTTGGGAATTGTGGCGGACGGTGGATGTGGTGCGGCTTGGCTTGTGGGGAGCGGGGGACTGACGTGAGGGCTGGTTGGGGGATGTAGTTGGAGACGGGGACAGATGGGTGTTTGTGGTGCTGGGGAGTTGGCGGTATTTTTGGGAGTTGCGGCGGACGATGAGCGTGGTGTGGCTTGGTATGTGGGGGAACGGGGGACTGACGTGAGGACTAGGTGGGGAATGTAGTTGGAGATGGGAACAGATGGATGTGTGTGGTGCTGGGATGCTGGGTAGTTTTTTGGGGAATTGCGGTGAACGGTAGATGCGGCCTGGTGTGTGGGAAGCGGGGGACTGTCGTGAGGGCTGGTTGGGGGATGTAGTTGGAGATGGGGACAGATGGGTGTTTGTGGTGTTGGGATGCTGGGGCCTTTTGAGAGTTGCGGCGCACGGTGGGTGTGGCGTGGTCTGGTGTGTGTGCGGGGAGACTGGCGCGGGGGCTGGGCGGAGAGGACAGCAGGTGGCTTTTGACTGGTGGGCGGGCGGTGCGGCTGTGCAGCAGTGAGGAGCTACCGAACAGAGAGATGGGGACAAGGCGCTGCTGACGCGCCGGAAAAGAGGGAGAGAGATGGCTTTAAAGAGAGAGCGGAGCTGGCGGGAGCTGCCCATTGCCGGGCTGCGGATGCTGGGGATGAGCTGCGGGGAGATCGGCGCTTTGACGGGGCTGCCGCCGCGGGTACTGGCCCGGCGCATAAAGGAGGAGCCGGAGCTGGGCGGGGCCATGGACATGGAGCCGCAGATCGCGGCGGGGCAGGCCATGGAGCACCTGCTGCGACAGGCGGCGGGATATGTACAGCCGGTCGTGCGGCCCATAAAGGTGAAGGAGACGGTATTTGGCGAGGACGGGCGCAAGCAGAGCGAGAGCGAGCGGGTGGTGGAGGCGGTGGAGGAAAAATACTGCCCGCCCAGCGCCACGGCAGCGGCGTACCTGCTAAAGATACTGGGCCGACAGTGCGCAGAGAAGCAGGAGACATCGGTGCAGATCGTCCACCACCTGGCCCGGCCGGAGGGGGAAAGTGGCGCAGTTTGAACTGGATTACCAGCCCACGGCCAAGCAGCAGCTCTTTCACGCCAGCGGGGCGTATGAGCTGCTGTACGGCGGGGCGGCGGGCGGCGGCAAGAGCCGGGCGGTGGTGATGGAGGCGGGGGGGGGCGCGCTGGAACACCCGGGGGTACACAGCTACCTGTTTCGCCGCAGCTACCCCCAGCTGCGGGACACGCTGATCCGCGAGGCGCTGACGGTGCTGCCGCGGGGGCTCTACCAGTACCGGCAGCAGACCCACGACCTGTTTTTACCGGGGGGCTCGGTGCTGCATTTTCGCAGCTGCCGCGGGCCGCAGGACGCCTACCAGTATCAGGGCAGTGAGTTCAACCGCCTATTTATCGACGAGCTGACCCAGTTTGAAAAAGAGACCTATGACTACTTAAAGACCCGGGTGCGGGCCAAAAAGGCGCTGGGGGTGCGGCCGTTCATACGCTGCACGGCCAACCCGGGCGGGCTGGGACACGGGTGGGTGAAGGCCTATTTTATCGACGCGCTGGAGCCGTATGTGGTGCGGGCGTTTTCCACCTATTCACAGCTGTTGGGGGAAAACACCGTGCAGACCCGCCAGTACATACCGGCCACCGCCAGAGATAACCCCCACCTGCACCCGGGCTACATCGCCGAGCTGGAGCAAAAGCCCGAGGCGCTGCGGCGGGCGCTTTTGCTGGGGGACTGGAACGTGTTTGACGGGCAGGTGTTCGGCGAGTTTTGCGACGACGCCAGCGGGTATGAGAGCCGGGAGCTGACCCACGTGATACGGCCCTTTTCGATACCGGAGGACTTTACCATTTACCGCGGCTTTGACTGGGGCTACACCCGGCCCTACGCGGTGGGGTACTGGGCTAAATCGCCCGACGACGTTTTGTACCGCTTTGCCGAGATCTACGGCTGTGAGCCGGGACAGGCCGACCGAGGGCTGCGCCAGGACCCCCGCACGGTGGCCCGGCGGGTGGCGGACTTTGAGCGCCGGGAGCTGCCGGGGAGAAAGATACTGGGTATTGCCGACCCCAGCATTTTTGACGAGAGCCGGGGCGAGGACGGGTGCATTGCCGCTATTTTTGCCAGGGAGGGGCTGTACTTTGCGCCGGGGGACAACCGGCGGCTGCCGGGCAAGATGCAGCTGCACACCCGGCTGCGCTTTGACCAAAACGGGCGGCCGGGACTGTATGTGTTTTCGAGCTGTACCGAATTTATACGCACGCTGCCGGCGCTGGTGTACGACCGGCAGGCCCCCGAGGACGTGGACACCCGCGGCGAGGACCACATTTACGACGAGAGCCGCTACGTGTGTATGGCCTGCCCGATGGTAAACCCGCCCCCGCCGCCGCGGGCGCTGCGCCCGCCAAAGGACGACCCGCTGGAACTGGCGCAGGCGCGGCCGAGACCCCAAAACCCCTATGACCGGGCGCTGTTTGCCAGCGGGCCGTGACAGAAGATAAGGAGCGAGCGAATGGAAAAACTGGAGAAGATGCGCGCGGCGCTGGCGCGCTACCGGGAGGGGCTGCGCCGGGCCCACGGCGAGGCGATAGAGTGGGAGGACTACTTTAAGGGGGCGCACTGGAAGTACATGAAACAGGCGCCGCTCTCGGGGCGCGAGCCGCACACGCCGTTTTTGCTCAATGCGGTGTGGAACAAGCACGCCGACGCCATGGACGCCTGCCCCAGCCCGGTGTTTTTGCCCCGCCAGCCCCAAGACGAGCGGGGGGCCGAGCTGCTGGGGCGGGTGGTGCCGGTGCTGCTGGACAAGCTGGATTTTGAGCAGGTGTACAGCGACCTGTGGTGGAAGAAGCTGAAGGTGGGAGCGGGCTGTTACGGGGTGTTTTGGGACCCGGCGGCCGGCGAGATACAGGTGCAGCTGGTGGACCTGATGCGGCTCTACTTTGCGCCCGGCTGCGGCGATATACAGCGCTCGCCCTATGTGTTTTGCCTGTCGCTGCAGCCGGTGGAGGATATGCGGCGCAGGTGGCCGCAGGTGCCTTTTACCGCCGACAGCCTGACGGTGCGCGACAGCTTTCGCGACTTTGGGGCCGACGAGCTGGCGGGCAAGGTGTGCCTGTGCGACTGCTATTACAAAAAGCAGGTGAGCGGCCGGCAGGTGGTGCACCTGTGCAAGTTTTGGAACGAGCACCTGCTCTATGACAGCGAGGCCGACCCGGCCTATGCCGGGCGGGGCATTTACGACCATGGACAGTACCCCTTTGTGCTGGATGTGCTGCTGCCCAAGGAGGGCTCGCCTTTGGGGATGGGGCTGTGCGAGGTGGGGGCCTCGTGTCAGGGGTACATTGACCGGCTGGACTACCTGATCGAGGAGAATGCGCTGATCGCCGGGCGGCAGCGGTTCCTGGTAAAAAACGGGGCCGGGGTGGACATGGGGCAGCTGGCCGACCTGCGGCAGAATTTTGTGCAGTGCGACCTGTCGGTGGACGACAGCGCGGTGCGCCCGCTGCAGGCGGCGCCGCTGCCGGGATTCGTGCAGACCCACCGGGACCAGAAGATCGCCGAGCTCAAGGACATATTGGGCAACAAGGACTTTATGACCGGCGGGGTGACCGGCGGCGTGACGGCCTACGGGGCCATTGTGGCGCTGCAGGAGGCGGGCAACAAGCTGAGCCGGGACATTATTGCCGGCAGCTACCGCGCCTTTAAGCAGGTGACCTGCCAGCTGGTGTGGCTGATCAAGCAGTTTTACCGCCAGGAGCGCACCTTTTATGCCGATGGGGAGTTTTTGAAGCTGGGCCGGGAGGACATTACCCCGCACCTGGATATTCGGGTGATCGCCCAGAAGAAAAACCCCTTTACCACCGCCGCCCACAACCAATTGGTGCTGGACCTGTACAAGCAGGGTGCCTTTGCTGCGGACGGCGCCGAGGCGGCGGCGCGCTGCGTGCAGGCCATGGTGCTGGAGGGCAAAGAGGAGATACTGAAGATGCTGCAGACCGCGGGCGGCGGGCCGGGCGCGGCGATGGGGCCTGAGACAGGGCCGGCGGGCGCTGTGGCGGGCCCGACAGAGGAGAGGGACGGTGTGCCGGCGAGAGAGAGCGGGCACACCGGGACAGTGCCGCCGGAAGTGGCGGCGAGAGGGGGCATATGAGATGCAGGAGAGCGAACAGGTGGCAAAAGAGCTGCCGGCGGCAGAGGCGGACACAGAGGTACAGCCGCCGGTCGAGGAGCAGCCGGAGACGGCGGCGGAGCCGGGGCCGCCGGATGACTGGAGGGCAAAAGAACAGCGGCTGAAGGAGCACTTTGGGGTGGAGGAGATCGAGGAGCTGTTTGACATGCCCAACCCCCATTTGGTGGAGCAGGTGCAGGAGAACCTGCGCCAGCCGCTGGCGGCGCTGGCCGCCGAGTACCCCCAGCTTTTGGGGGAGGTGCAGGCCGGAGAGCTGGCCACCGACCGCGGCTATGTGCAGCTGTTGGCGGCGGGGTACAGCCCGCTGTCGGCCTATCTGTGCCGGTACACCGACCGCTGTATGCAGGCGATACAGGCGGCGGGACGGCCGGTGGAGAGCGCCATGCAGCGGGGCGGCGGGCTTATTGGCGAGGACGTGCAGAATTTTACCGACGAGCAGCTGCTGCGCATTCGCGAGGCGGTGCGCCGGGGCGAACGGGTCGTTTTGTGAGCGGCGGTAAAAGCAGAGATGGAGCCGGTGCAGACACCGGCAGAGGGAGGACATGATGGAAGTAAACACCACCAGCCAGAGCGGACAGGGACAGGAGATACTGTCGGCCCAGATGAAGACCTATTACGACAAGGAGCTGATCCGCAATGCCAAGCCGCGGCTGGTACACGACCAGTTCGCGCAGAAAAAGCCCATCCCCCCCAACCGGGGAAAGACGGTGGAATTTCGCAAGCTGAGCCCTTTTGCGCCGGCCACCGAGCCGCTGCAGGAGGGGGTGACCCCGGCGGGCAAAAAACTGGACTGGAGCACCCTCAGCGCCACGGTGAGCCAGTACGGCGACTATGTGAGCGTATCGGACATGCTGGAGATGACGGCCATCGACCACAACCTGCTGGAGGCCCAGGAGATACTGGGCGACCAGGCCGGGCGCACCCTGGACACGGTGACCAGGGAGATCATCAGCGCCGGGACCAACGTGATGTTTGCAAATAAAAAGCTGGCCCGGCATACACTGACAGGTGGCGGCGGGCAGGAGGGCGATTTTTTGCGGGTGGAGGACATCAAGCGGGCGGCCACCTGCCTGAAAAACAATCTGGCCACCCCTATCGGCGGCAGCTATGTGGCCATCATCCACCCCAACGTGGCCCACGACCTGACGGCAGACCCGCTGTGGGAGGCGGTGAAGAGCTACGACCCCAAGGACCTGTACGACGGCGAGATCGGGCGGCTGTTTGGGGTGCGGTTCATCGAGACCTCAGAGGCCAAGGTGTTTAGGGCGCAGCCGTTCGGCGCGTTTGGCACGCTGCACGTGGCTGGCGCCAGCGGCACCGCTTTGACGGTGAAAGAGACGGTGGAAGGGCAGGACCTGGAGGGGCGGATGCTGCTCATCGACGGGCAGGTATACACGGTGACCGCCCAGGCCGGCAAGGTGCTGACTTTGGACGAGAGCTGTGCGGCGGCTGCGGACGCGGTGATCTATGACGGGGGCGCCGGGGCGGCCGGGGCCGACGTGTACGCCACGCTGGTGTTTGGCCAAAACGCCTACGGGGTGACCGAGATCGAGGGCGGCGGGCTGCAGACCATCATTAAGCAGCTGGGCAGCGCCGGCAGCTCGGACCCGCTGGACCAGCGGGCCACGGTGGGCTGGAAGGCCACCCGCACGGCGGCGATCTTGTCGGAGCCGTTTATGGTGCGACTGGAGAGCTGCTCGAGCGCGGTGGGCGAAGGGGGGATGCTGTGATGCGCAGAGACCCCCTGTTACAGCCGGTGACGGTGACGCTGTTTCGCGACGAGGGGCGCTACCGGGACGACTGCGCGGTGATCGTAAACGGGCGCAGCTGGGTGATACGCCGCGGCGTGCAGGTAAAGCTGCCCCGCTATGTGGCGCTGGCGCTGCAGCACGCCGAGAACCAGCGCCGCTACGCCCAGCGGCTGTGCGAGCAGTACCGCGGCTGAGCGGCGGCGAGCGCACATATACGGGCCGGCGGCGGGCGCTGATGAGCGCGCCGCCGGGCAGAGAGGGGGTGGACCCCGATGCGGCGGCCCGCTGCGGGCGGGCCGGTAAGGAGGAAGAGATGACCGGAAAAGATATGATCGCGCGGGTGCGGGAGGGCTATGACACCCCTTTGCCGGAGAGCACGCTGTACCAGTTTTTAGAGGAGGCCGAGGCCGAGATGGTGGCCGACGACCCGCTGCAGCGCACCACTGCGGTGCTGCCGGTGGGAGAGGACGGCAAGATCGCGCTGCCGGAGCGGGTATACCCCTACATGGTACTGGCGGTACAGGGCTACAAGATGGGCCTGGGCCTGCCGCTGCCGGGGGTGGCGGGCAAGTGCGCCGCCGGGGTGTTTTTGCCCCCGGCGGGGCGGCCGGAGCAGGTGGCGGTGACCTTTCGCACCCCGGCGCCCAAGGTGGGGCCGGATACCGTATTGACCGCCGGTGAGGGGCACAGCGGCTGCTATTTGTACTACCTGCTGGCCAAGCTGGAGCTGCTGCAGGGAAACATCGGCGGGTACAACAACTTTGCCGCGCTGCTGGAATCGGCCCGACAGAGCTACCGGCGGCAGGCGGTGGGCGGCGCGGCGGCAGAGCGCTTTCACAGCGAGCTGCGCCCGCTTTAGGGGGCGCCGGTATGCGCTATGTGCGGCTTTACCGGCCCGGCGGACAGCAGGTGCAGACCGGGCGCTTTTACGGCCTGAGCGGACTGGAGCCCCGGCTGGGCTATTACGACCGCGGCGTGGGCTGCGAGATAGACCCCCAGGGACACCTGGTGGGAGCCAGAGCGCCGGTAGAGGTGCTGCGCCGCCCCGGCCTGCGCCAGTACGGCGACGGCTGGACCATTGAGGGGGACGGCTTTTACGTGGGCGGCGTGAAAAAGGGGACTTTGAGCGCGGGGGAGAAGTGTGTGGTGCGCTTTGGCGACAAGTGGCTGATCTTCCCCGACCGGATGGCCTATGACCGGGTAAAAAACACCTTTGCCGGCTTTACCGCCCCGGCGGACATGCGGCAGGCGGTGGTGTTTGGCAACCGGGTATTCGGCATCGTGGGGGGGCTGTTGCGGGCCTCGGCGCTGGGGGACGAGGGGGACTGGGAGAGCTACCAGAACCCCGACGGCTCGCCCAAAGAGAGCGGCAGCTACCGGGTGGCGGTGGCCGGGGGCAGCTTTACGGCCATCACCGCCTTTTTAAACCACGTGACGGTGTTTACAGACGAGGCCATCTACGAGCTGTACGGCAACCGGCCCTCGAACTTTACTTTGACCCAGTGCGCCACCCTGGGGGTGACGGGGCCGGGACAGGCCGGCTGCTTTGACAAGACGCTGTGGTTTTTTGCCCGCCAGAGCCTGTACAGCTACCGCGGCGGCGCGGTGCGCGACGAGCTGGCGGCGCTGGGGATCACCTTTGCCGATATGCAGCTGTGCTGTACCCAGCGGGGAGCCTATTTTTTGGCCGACGGCGGGGTGTACCGCTTTGACGGGGCGCTGGTGCAGCTGGGGGCGGGGGACTACACCGCCCTGACTACCTTTGGCGGGACGGTGTACGCCACTGCCGCCGACGGCGCCTGCTACGCGCTGGAGCGCGGGGCGCGGCAGGGCTTTTGCGTGCAGCTGCGGGGCGGGCTGGGCGGCGGCAACCTGCAGCAGTATGAGCTACTGTACAGGGGCAGCATCGCCGCCTACCAAAACGGGCGGCTGCTGGGCAAAAAACAGAGCCGGGAGCTGGACCGGATGCGCTGTTATGTGCAGCTGGGCGGCCGGCAGCCGCGGCCTTTGCAGCTGCGGCTGGGACCCGACAGCGCGCTGTGCGGGCTGCGCTACAGTTTACACGGGGGTGATGACAGATGATGATGGCGGGGGTGCCCGACTTGCAGGGCCAGACGACAGAGGAGAAGGTACAGACGCTGACTGACTACGTGATACGGCTGCAAAAGGAGCTGGACTGGCTGCTGCAGAACCTGGACAGCGGCAACTTGAGCGCCGCCTTTGCCGCCAGTATCGGCGGCGGGGACACCGGCGAGCTGGCCGGACAAATCGCGGCGCTGCAGCAGCTGCTGAGCAGCGACAAGGTGACCTTGAACGGGGCCGGGCTGGCGGTGCACGCCGGCTCGCTGCGGGCCTATGACGAGGAGGGGCAGCTGGCGCTGTGGTTTGACGGCGGGCTGCAGCTGGCGCCCCGGCAGAGCTACACCGGCAGCTTTCAGTGCGGAAACCTGCTGGTGCGGGTGCAGGGGGGCATCGTCAAGGGGGTGGAACCGAACTTTGAGCTATCGTGACGACCTGCAGGCGGTGCTGCGGCAGCTGCGGGAGAAGAAATTCACCTACCGGGTAGACGAGGACGCCGGCTACCAGAGAGAAAAGGGACGCGACGCCCAGCAGACCGCCGGGCGGCAGGACGACTACCGGGCGGCGGCCGCGGCGCTGGTGGGGGGACAGCAGTCGAGCTATGGGGAGGCGGCGCGGCAGTACTTGCAGCGGCAGATGACCCAGCGCGACGAGGACCGCCGCCAGCAGTACACCGACGCGGCCTACAGCAGCTACCAGAAAGAGACAAAGGCGTTAGAGCGCCAGCGGGAGAGCCTGCAGACCAAGGTGGAGCGCGAGGAGCGCCAGCGACAGCAGGCTGAGGAGCGGGCCCGCAAAGAGCGCCAGCGGGAGCTGGAGAGACAGCAGAAGGCGCTGTTAAAGGCGCAGCAGCAGAGCCGCACGGCCGGCAGCGGCAGCAGCGCCCGCCGCAGTGGGAGCACGGGCAGCGGCAGCAGTGGCAGCGGGGGCGGCAGCGGCAAGGCGGCGGGGCAGACGGCGGCTTTTGACGAGAAGAACAAGGATTTTCGCGCGATCGCCGCCCAGTCGCGGCAGTACTACACCATGGGACACAGCCGCGGTGTGAGCGAGACCAAGAAAAAAGACGGCAGCTATAACCGGGTGTACGCCGAGGGACAGGCCTACCGCCAACAGGCGCGGTACCTGTACGGCGCGGTGGACGGCGACATGCAGAAGGTATACGCGCTGGCGGCCTATTTGGGCATACCGGCGTACTACACCTCAAGCGACGTGCTGCACTTTATGAAGTAGGGGGAAGGGACATGCAGTACGTGTTAACACTGGGGGAAAACAAGCAGCTGACGGCGGCGCAGGACGGCGGCGAACCGGTGTTGGTGGCGGGGGAAAAAGGGGTGGACAGCCTGCTTTTTTGCCTGCCGGCCACCTACCGCGGGCTGGATATGACCGGCTTTAGCTTTTACCTGAACGCCGAGACGCCGACCGGCAGCCACAAGCTGGCGCTTTCCCGGGAGGACGCGCCGGGCCGGGTGTGCGCCCGACTGGATTTTGACGGCAGCAGCACCGGGCTGTGCGGGCCGGTGGCCATAAGTCTGGAGGCCCGCGACGCCAGCCGGGTGCTGTGCAGCCGCCAGTACATGCTGCAGGTGTACCCGGCCCCCGACCTGAGCGAGGTGTACCGGGCGGGGCAGAGCCTATTTGACACGCTGTTTAACCAGGTGAACATTTTGCACGGCGAGACGCGGGGCTACAGCGAGGCGGCGGCGACCAGCGCCACGGCCGCCGCCCAGAGCGCGGATGCGGCCAAAGAACAGGTGGTGGCGGTGCAAAACAGCGCCCAGCTGGCTGTGGACGCTAAGGGAGCCGCCCAGCAGATCGCGGAGCGGGTGAACGTGCAGCTGGCGGCGGCGCAGGACGCGGCCACGGTGAGCCAGGGGGCCAGCGACCTGGCCGCGCGCGCGGCACAGACCGCCGCCGAACAGGCCGACCGGGCCCACAGCGAGGCCGACCGGGCGGAAAACGCCGGTGGCGGCACGGACAGCGGCGCGGTAGAGGACCTGTTTTTGGGCACCGGCACGCTGGGGCCCAACTTGCTCAAAGACCCCAGTTTTGAGGGCAGCGGCAGCTATACCGGCGGGGCGCACCGGGTATTTGCCGACGCGCTGCACGGGCGGCAGGGCATGCAGGTGAGCCGGGTGGCGCCGCTGGTGAGCAGCTATAGCGTGCAGCTGATGGCCGGGCAGAAATACCTGTTTTGCCTGGTGGCGCGGGGGCGGGACACGGTGGTGCTGGCGGTGGGGGACGAGCAGTTTGCGCTGGCCCAGCCGCTGGTAAACGGGCAGCCCATGGCCCGGCACCTGCTGCTGTTTGCCCCGGCGGGGGACTGCAACGGGCCGCTGACGGTGCGCAGCGGGGCCCAGTTATATGTGGACTGCATGCTGCTGCTGGCGGTGCCCGACAGCTTGGCGGCGGTGGACGAGGCGGGGTGGCTGGCGCTGCTGGCGCGCTACCCCTACACCTGGGGGGCGCACCCCCAGCCGCCGGCGGTGGCGGCGGCCCGACAGGCCGACACGCTGCGGCCGGACTTGGAGGGGCTGGCGGTATTTCACGGCGGCGTGCCGGTGGCGGCGGTGCCGGACGTCGACTACCCGGCGGCCCAGTACAGCCGCTATACCGGACTGGCGGCGGTGGGCGACTGGCTGGAGATGGGGGCGGCCAACCTGGCTTTTTGCTACAAGCTGGGACGGCTGGTGCACCTGGACGGGGTGCTGGACTTTGTGCCCCGGGGCGCCGGGGACTGCCTGTTTGGCGGGTTGCCCTACCCGCCGGCGGGGCTGGTGGCCGGGCCGGTGTGTCACGGCGAGGGGCTGCCGCCGGGCTTTGGCGACCTGGCGCTGTGCAGTGCCGGCGAGGGGGCGCTGCAGTTTGGGCTGTACGGCACCGCTGCCGATGGGCATCGCCGACTGCTGACGGCGCAGGACCTGCCGGCCGACGGCTGCCGAGTGATATTCTCGGTAGATTATATTGCGGTGTGAGGGCGGTATTTTACAGTGGGGCCGGGCGTGTACCACAGCTTGCGGCATAGAAAAAGAGCGGTGCGCGGGGGCGCACGGCTCTTTTTTGATCGGCCCTTTGACCGGGGCGGACAGCGGCGAAGAAGGGAAAAAGACGGTGGGATGGGGGCGCCGCGCGCGGGGCAAATAGGGCGATGTGGGTGTGGGCTATGGGCGATGCCGGGGCGATACGCCGCGGAGCCGGCCGACAGGCAGCGCGGGGCGCGCGGCGATAAGGACGGCAGCAGAGCGCACGGGACTAGCCCAGCACCGGCAGCGGGCCGGAGGCGGCGTTGCCCGCCTTATCGCCGACTTGTAAAGTGTATCGGCCCGGCGGCAGCGCAAAGCGGGCGGTGCCGGTACCATCGTCGACAGATACGGGGCGGTAGAGCTGGCCGACAGAGCTGCTCACCGATAGAGTGGACCAATCGATGCCGGTATCTTGATCGGCGACGGTGAGCAGGGTGTCGCCCCCATCGCGGCAGACCGCTGTGAGCTGGGGGGCAGCAGTGTCGAGCCCCTGCACGGTGAGGGGGCGGGTGATTACTTTTTGACCGGCGGTGGCCTCGACGAGATAGCCGCCGTTTTGGCTGACCGCGGCGGTGTAGCGGCCATCGCGCCGGCGGACAAAAGGCTGCCTACGCCCCTGGGGGCCGACGAGGGTGAGCGAGTCGGCGGTGCGGCCGGAGAGCGAGACCCGGCCCCTATACACATCTAGATGAGATCGGAAGAGCAC